CGGCCCTCTGATCTGGAGTACTCCATGAATCTGCAAGACATGTTCAGCATCGCCAACCTCACCGCCGCCGTGAACAAGCTCCCAGCCATTCCCGGCAAAGTCGGCGCTATGGGTTTGTTCGATGAGAAAGGCGTCACCAGCACCAGCGTCGTTATTGATGAACGCGAAGGCCGACTGGTGCTCGTGCCAAACACCTCCCGTAACGACGATCCAGCCCCGATGAAGGGTGAAAAGCGCAAACGCCGCACCTTCGAAACTTTGCATCTGCCGATCAACCGGCCCCTCTTGCCGAGCCAGTTGCAAGGCATCGCCGCGTTTGGCCAGGAAAGCACTACCGCACCTGTAGCCACCGTGATCAATGACAACCTGCAGGAGCTTAAAAACAGCATTGAGGCCACCCGCGAGTTTCAACGTGTGGGCGCCTTGCGCGGCAAGCTGCTGGACTCGGACGGCGAAGTCCTGACCGACCTCTTCAATGAGTTTGAGGTCAGTCAGAAGAAAATCACTGTGGCGCTGGGCAATGCCGGCACCAACGTGCGCAAGGCGTGCCTCGACGCCAAACGTTACTCCGAGTCCAAGTTGGGCGGCGTGATGGTCACGGGCTTCCGCGCACTGTGCGGGCCTGATTGGTTCGACGCGATGATCGACCATGAAAAGGTCAAAGCCGCGTTTGCCAATTACCAGGAGGCTCAAGATCGCCTTGGCGGCGATGTACGCTCGGGCTTCACCTTCGGCGGCATCGAGTTCATCGAATACGACGTCACCGTCAGCGGCCAGCGGTTCATCCCGGCCGATATTGCCCAAGTGTTCCCGGTGGCACGTGGTGTGTTCCGTATGTTCAACGCCCCGGCAAACTACAACGAAACCGTCAACACTTTGGGTCAGCCGTTCTACAGCAAGGCCGAGGAACGCAAGCTGGGCAAAGGTTGGGATCTGGAAGCCCAGGCGAACCCGTTGGCCATGTGCCTGTTCCCTGAAGCCCTGGTCGAGCTGAAGGCGGGCTAACCCATGCGCTACTGCACTCGCGCCGATATCGGCAACGCCATCCCGGAAATGACGCTGGTTCAGCTCTCCAACGATGACCCGGCCGCCATGTCGCCCAACGAGAACGTGATCGAGGACGGCGTGCGGCAGGCGGAAGAGTTGGTGGATGGCTACCTTCGGGGCCGTTACAACCTGCCGCTCGATCCGGTGCCGACCGTGCTGCGGGATGCGGTGGTGTATCTAGCGCGGCATTGGTTGTATCAGCGCCGCCCCGAGGGCGCGTTGCCCGACGCGGTAAAGGACAGTCGCAAGGACACCATCAATCTGTTGGTGAGCATCCGCGATGGCGTGGTCACTCTCGGCATGCCCTCAGGTCAAGCTGCACCCGAGCCTGGTGAGATCCGTGTTCGCTCACGCCGTCAGCAGTTCGATACCGATCTGTGGGGGCGCTACTGATGATCGAGCCCCGGCCAAAGACCCAAACTGAGCAGCTGTTGGATGCGATGCGTACTCGGTTGCAGGTGCATTTTGGCAAAGAACTCATGGTCGAGCTATTCCCCGAGAATCCAGCGGGGTATCGCCTGAATCATCCTCGCGGCGCGATTTTGGTGGCGTATGGCAAGTCAACATTTGGCGGCTCCGAAGCCCTCGACTCGATGTTCCAGGCGCGCAACATCGTCGTCAGGTTGACCTTGGTGTTTCGCCAGCTCAATGGCAAAGACGGTGTGATCAGTTACCTCGATCAGATCCGTGCATGCCTGACTGGCTGGTATGCACCTCACTGCGATCAGGCGTGCCGCCCCGTCGCTGAACAGTTCATCGGCCAGATTACAGGTCTGTGGCAATACGGCCAGGACTTCGCTCTTCGTGCCACCCAACTGCAGGTCATGGTTCCCAACGACGGACCGCTGCTCAAACACGCTCGTTTCGAGGAAGACCAATGAAACTCGCCCGCTACATCTATACCGGTCCGCAAAGCGCTGCCTCCCTGCGGGTAGGCGAAACTCGCGAACTACTCGAAGTGCAGCTGTCACCTGGGAAGCCCGTCGAACTGCCTGCCGAGCACGAGTACACCCAGGTGCTGGTGGCACTCAAACACCTGAAGCTGGCACCGCTGGATTCAGAACCTACCGGCCCGGCCGTCGTCGAGCCGTCCGAAACTAAAAAAGGGGGGAAGTCCAATGCCAGCTAACTATTTGCACGGTATTGAAACCACCGAAGTCGAACGTGGCCCTCGGGCTATTCGGGTGGTCAAGTCGGCGGTGATCGCCTTGATTGGCACGTCGCCTATCGGCCCGATCAACGAGCTCACGCTGTCGTTGAACGAGACGGACGCGGCTCAGTTCGGTTCGCATCTCACCGGCTTCAGCATCCCGGAAGCATTGGAAGGTATCTACGACTTCGGCAGCGGAACAGTGCTGGTAGTCAACGTGCTTGATCCAGCCATCCACCGCACCAATGTTGCCGACCAGGTCAAACAGTTCGGAGATAACGACCTGCTGCAGCTGGAGCACGGTGCGTTACAGCAGCTGCAATTGAAGGCCACAGAAGGTGCTGCCACCTACGTCCTGGACACAGACTATACGGTGACCATGCTCACTGGTCGGGTAAAGCGTTTGGCGACAGGGAGCATTCCCGCCAATGCCCAGGTGAAGGCGGATTACACTCACGCCGATCCGAGCAAGGTCACCCCAGCCGATATTATCGGCGGGGTCACCATCGCTGGTCGGCGTACTGGGTTGAAGGCCTTCCAGGACAGCTACAACCAGCTGGGATTCTTTCCGAAAATCTTCATTGCTCCAGGCTTCAGCACCTTGAATTCGGTGAGTGTCGACTTGACCGCCTCGGCCATTCAGGTCGGCGGTGTCGCCTACATCGACGCACCTATCGGCGTCACCGTTCAGCAAGTAATCGCTGGCCGCGGTCCCGCAGGCGCCATCAACTTCAACACCAGCAGCGACCGTGTCCGTCTGTGCTATCCGCATGTAAAGGTGTATGACGCAGCAACCAACGGTGAGCGCCTGCAGCCGCTATCGATTCGTGCTGCAGGGCTTCGTGCCAAGGTCGACAACGATAACGGTTACTGGTGGAGCAGCTCCAACAAGGAACTGATTGGTGTGATTGGCCTGGAGCGTCCGTTGACTGCGCGCGTGGACGATCCCAATAGCGAGGTCAATCTGCTCAACGAAAACGGTATCACCACGGTATTCAATTCCTTCGGTACCGGCTTGCGGCTTTGGGGGAATCGCACCGCTGCCTGGCCAACCGTGACCCATATGCGCAACTTCGAAAACGTGCGCCGTACCAAGGACGTGGTGGACGAATCAATCCGCTATAGCTCACTGCAGTTTGTTGATATGCCAATCACCAGCTCGTTGATTACCAGTATCACCGAGAGCGTGAATCTGTTCTTCCGCAAGCTGATCGGTGATGAGGCTCTACTGGGTGGCGAGTGCTGGTACGACCCAGCACGGAACCCGCAGACGGAGCTGGAACAGGGGCATGCTCTCTTTAACTACAAGCTGACTGTGCCGTTACCGTTTGAACGTGGCACCTTTGAAACTGAAATCACCGGGGAGTACCTGGTCAATTTGGGAGCCGCGTAAATGGCAGGCTTTAGCGCACACCGCATTTCCAACGCTGCCATTTATCTGGATGGGGCGAGCTTCTTCGGCCGTGCCGAAGAGATCGATCTGGGCTCAATCAAAACCGTGACCAGTGACTTTCAGGGGCTGGGCATGGTTGGCCTGATCGAGCTACCTGACGGGATCGATAAGCTGGAAGGTAAGATCACCTGGAATAGCTTGTACTACGACGCCGCAGTCAAGCTGGTCACGCCATTCAAGAGCGTCCAGTTGCAATGCCGTTCAAACGTCCAGGTCTTCAACAACGGCGGCCTCGTTGACGAGATCGCTTTGGTCACGATGATGACCATCACCGGCAAGGAGTATCAGCTGGGTAGTCACAAGCCACGCGATCCAACCAAGTACGAAACGCCATTCTCGGCGACGTATGTGCGGCAGGTGATTGATGGGCAAGAGGTAGTACTGCTGGATTACCTGGCCAACATCTTCAAGGTTGGCGGGCAGGATCAGTTATCCAGATACAGGCAGAACATCGGACAGGCATAAAGATGGAAAAGGCAGTCAACCTTCCGGTTAACTGCCTTTTTTGTCATTCCGAAATGGCATTCGGAACAGAGTTGTAAAGCTTCAGAGTCTGCAGAGTGGCGACGTAATAATCACCTTCTCCCCGGATGTATTTTTCGTCTGCAAGCCACGTAAGCACGCTTTTAAGAACCTTCTCCTCGGGGCTATCTTTGTAAAAACCAGAAACACTCAAGAAACCGCTGGTTTCAGCCTTTTGGTATTCGCCTTTAGGAAGCTCAAATGTCTCAGCGGTAATCTTCGCCGGCACTGGGCAAGCCTCTACCAGAATCTCCAGAACCTTCTTCGCGAGAATATTGAATTGCTCTTTATTGTCGTTACTCATACCAACCATCTCCTTGGGGCCTAAAAAGCACGTCATTGAGCGGAGGATCTTAGGACAATTTGTCGAAAAACGCTGTCTCTTTAAAGTCGATTAAAAGTCAGCACCACGGCCTGGTGCGATGCTCAGGGCTCCTTACAGAGCAATCTTTCCTGGAGCAACAGAAATGGCCGAAACAATCAGCTTGACCCTCAAATTCCCTTTCCAAAGTGCCAGCGGCGAGACGATCTCGCAACTGCCTATCAAGCGCCTCAAACGCAAAGACATCAGCGCCGCTCAGGCCGTGACGAAAGACGAAGCCGCAATGGAAGACATGCTCGTCTCGAAGATGCTGGGCATTACTTTGGAGGACCTCGGTGAGTTCGATATAGCTGACTCTAAGTCAGCCACCGAGGTGTTGCGGGAAATGTCCAATGGAGGAGACCTTGCTGCAGTCCTGGGACGAAGCGCTGCTGCTCGTACTGAGGATGCAGCCGTCTGAGATCGTCCGACTGGACATGGCGGACTATTGGCGCTGGGTGGAGACATGCAGGCGCGAGATCAATCGTCGTATCGAAATCGCCGAGAAGATGAATGGCTGATCACGACCACCAGCCCGACCACCACACCCGCCAACAACGCGCCGCCCGCTGCAATAGGGGCGGCGGCTAGTGCCAG